ACAAGGATCCGGTCCCAGTGGTCTTGGATCTGCCTCCGATACGGGACTACAGCAAGGAACCGTTGATGACCGTAGACGGCACACGCTTGCGTGGGCTGCCGTCGGAGATGTTCAAGAACGGTCCCGTTCCGTACTACAAGGGTGGGCACGGTGCAGGCAAAGGTCGCCACGGCTTCCTGAACCGGTTCGCTCGTGCCATGTTCGAAACCGGCTACACTCGCACCGATGTTCTATCGTGGACTAAAGACTTAGATTCACGACTAGGGAGTTGGTACGATGACGGGCCGAAGTTCACGGGCAGGCAAGACTGCGAAAGACAAATCGACAGACTCGTCACCGACGCCGAACGCAAAGCCACCAAATGAGTTCACGTTCGTCGTTCCGGGCAGGCCACAGCCCAAGGGTCGTCCCCGAATGTCGCGGAAAGGTCGCGTTTACACCCCCAAAGAAACTGTGGAAGCGGAGCGTGCATACGCTCAAGCGGTTGATGATAACCCGCCGGTCTTTGAGGGACCGGTTGCGGTGGAGATGACGTTTAGCGCAGAAGCAACGTACATCACCATCCGGGCGGTAGAAGAGTGGCATACTCCCTTGCGGGGAGACTTGGACAACTACATCAAACTGTGCCTAGATGGGTGCCAACGTGCGGGGATAATCCCAAACGACCGTCTTGTGGTGCAGGTGAAAGCGGTCAAAGAATGATTCTTGTAGAACTGCACCCGTGGGAATACGAATGGGCCTTGCATGTAGGCGCCCGTCGGTACATTGAGAACTGGGGGAAGGCTGACGCCCGCCACTATGACAAGAAACGCATGGAAGACGACCGCACAGCGCAGGCCGCTGCATGCGCGGGCGAGTTGGCCGTTGCGAGACTGACCAATCAGTATTGGGGCGGACACGTATGGCCCGGCAACCGTCACGAAGAGTTCAAAGGCATGGCTGATGTCGGACGCAACATTGAAGTTAGACGCGTACGAACGACCAGTAGTGCTGCGGTGCGACGCAGGCAACTAGGGCAGGGCTTGGTTCTATTTGTGGTTAGACCGGTTGCGCCAGAGTTCCGTGCGGTAGAGATTCTCGGATGGATCGACCACGACGAAGCGTGGGAGAAGGGTGAACCTTCCGGTTACGACGCCAAGAACACGCACGTTATCGCAGAAGAGTATCTGAACTCTCCCATGACCTATGCTGGGGTGAATGAAGAAAGAGTTTCCGTTTGACCCCTTAGAGGAACATGCCCCAGCGACACGCTCTGGGCGTGGAGAACACGTACCCCTGACAGAACTGGCCGCTCTTCAAGAGGCAGGGCCGAACGAACCGGAGCGTTCCCAACAGGAACGCGCCGCTCTGCAAGAGGTGGTTCTGGACTCGTTGAGCGTCCTCAACGAAGAAGAAGCATGGCTACTCAATGCGCTCCTATTTGAACGCTTGAGCCTGCGTGAAGTCCAACGTGCCATTGGGATCCCAAAGACAACCGTTGCACGTTACCGTGATAAAATACTCACTAAACTCAGGGTTGCGCTCGAAAATAACCCGACAATAGATGACTATTTGTCGGACTAACCATCTTCCATAGCCTCGAATGAGTTCATAATCAATGTGCTAATAGTTGCAAACACGTGATTATGTACAGGGCTATTCTCGAAATCATTTGAAAGACTTTCGTGCGCAAATGCCATCACATGCTCGTACGGCAACACAAGCAGAACGCCTAGATCCGCCTCGTGCCATTTAGCGTGGTTGCTGTCTTCGATGTCCAAGATGTGTGAGGTCTGTTTCAAGTCCTGATAGATTTCTGTCGCCAGATAGCCGTACTCGTCCTGAAACTTTTCGAACGCTTCGGCTTCTCCGGCTTCTTCCATCAGCCCTTGCGTTCCTTCGCGTAGGTCTTTACCACCGACAAACCGGCAGCCACACCTGCGATAACGGCAACCTTTAGGGTTCCCTGATCTCCGACTACGAACACGGCTAAGAAAGCCTGTACGAAAGTCCATCCTGCTCGTTCGATCATGTTCATCATGCTGTCCACAATACCTTCCATGTGTGTTCGTCAACGATTCCGTTGACTTTCATAGCGAACTGTGACTGGAACCGCTTGCATGCGGCCACAGACTTCTTACCGTAAATGCCGTCAACCTTCAAATCTGCGTTGATTCGGTCATTCAGTTTCTGTTGCGCAATCGAAACCCACTTTCCCGTAGAGCCTCGCTTGATAGGTCGATCTATTACGTAAGCCAAACCCGCCTCCGTGATATAACGAAGAATCGCCCCCCAATCGACAATCCTATTCGTATGGGGCTGCCCGGTAGTCATACCGGCATTCACCCATTCGGTCAGAGTTGTGCCGGGGCAGGTAGTTGGCGAGAAGTCTTTGTGACACTTCACCCAAAGGTGGTCACCGTAACGCTCGCGTGCTGCCCCGACAGCGGTCAGGATGCTTTCCTTACCGCGATCCGTTAGAGCATCATCGGAATCTCCGATGTATGCAACGGAGATTGTCTTAGAGTTCCAACCTCGGGTGGCAGCGCCACGCTTCCACCCGCGTCCCTCAAATATTTCTCCCGTTTCCCCGGACACAAGCCAGTTGTACGCGATGGAATCCCAACCACGGGATTCCACATGGTACCTGTCATGTCCCCTCACACGGTCCCACGGGCCGTGTGACGGCCCCGTAGTGTGATGGACGACAATCCCCTGCAAGGGGCGCCAGAAGTCCTTCAGGCGCTTCCCTGTGTCCAATGCGCCCCATTCGGCGCGAGCAACGTACTGCATACCCTAAGGGTACCCTGTCCCTAAGGCTTCAGTCCAGCAGCCGTACGCTTGTACTCCTTGGCGCGCTCTTCACGCGCCGTATTTATCGCAGCCTGTATGGTCCGCTCCTGCTCATCGCGGGTATTGGTCCGCAGGCCAATGCCTGCCCACCAAGACATCCACGTAGACAATGTGCGTTGCTGGTACCGCTCTTCCGTCGGGAACAACCGACGCATGTCAGAGAAGACAGGCAACATCATCGCCATGACATGCAGGTCTTTGTCCCTCATCATCCAAATACCGTTTTCGTTCTTCTCCGCAAGCGGATTCTTGCCAGTCGTCGCCTGCAACATGGGCATCAACAACGGAATCTTCGTATAGATGGTTGGCACCTGAACATATTTGCCTGTGAAATCGTAACCCTTCCAAAAGTTGCGATTAGATGCCCACTCCACCGGACCCTTGACGAGAGGTGTCATCTGGGTAAACATCGTACTTATTGCAGCCTCCGCCCGCTCCATCGGGTTGGAACTATCCAAAGCAAGAATCGGATCAAGCATCTCCAAAGGCGTCTTGAACGGTAGATCCGGCAGGATCCACATGTTCTCACCCTCATACTTGAACGGCAACTGGATGCCGCCCTGACGTTGCATCCACGGCGGCACAGGTGCCGTCCGTGGCTCGTCCCCTTCGATGTTCTTCTTCACGATGTTGTATTGGTTGAAGACCTTCGGGTTCGCCCCAATCTGTTCAATCATCAACGGAAGGTTCTTACGTGTCCACGTATAGAACGGCACCAGTCGTTTGACCACACCCTGCTCGAAGTCAGACAAATCCGAATAGTCGAAATGGAACTTCATAATGCGCTCGAAGGCTTCATCAACCCCAACGCCACTCTTCAAAGAATCAAACCCCATAACACCGCGTACGAAGGTTTCCACCCCCATACCCGCTTCCTTCGATATGCGCAATGGGGCATTGCGGCTACTGAACGGATTCATCGCCTGCAACGCACGCTTTATCTTCGTGTTCGCCTTCGGACCACCAGCCATCACCTGTTCCACACCGATCTGACCCTGCGCACCACCTAAGATGCCCTCCTGATCCATGTGCCTGATGATGGCAACGTCGTCTACTGATGCCTCCTTGAAGATGAGCCGCTTCTTGAGAGAGTTCTTCAGACTCGCTGCACGAGCCGTCAAACCCAACTCCACCGCACGCTCATGCTGATAGTTCCAATACGCATTCTGGAACTGGCGATACGAAGACGTTTGCACCCCCGCCAAATAGTTCATAAACACAGCAGAGAAATAGTTACGCATGTGGAAACCGGGCTTCATAATCATGTAGCCCTTCACCAGATTGTGAACCTTGTCGTAATGGCGCAGGAACCTGCCCATTGCACCACCGCCGCCACGGAACTTCGTGACAGCGGTCATCGACTCAACCATTTCCGCTGGCCCCTGCGACATGACGCCAAATGGTTTGAAACCAGCCTCAAACGAGAAGTCCAAAAGCCTTTCTTCCCTGAAGCCCCTCTTCAGCGGGAACCAAATCTCATCATCCCCATACTCGCCCACCTGACGCAGCCACTTCGCCGCGTCTGCGCCAGACTCCAACTCCTTCAACGCAAGATTCATCTGTTGGGCGTCCGCATCCATGAGGGCGCCTACAGAAATCTTCAGGTTGCGTACCTCATTAGACAGTTTCTCCAACGGAACAGCCCGACCGAACTTGTCAACCGTTCCCAACCTGTGCAAAATAGCGTTCGCCGCATCAGCGGCGTCCCTACGCTTCTCCGCCTGAGAGATCAAAGTATTCAGTTCGTTGATCTTACTGACAGCCTCAGCACCCTCTGGCTTCTGCAACAAATCAGCCCGCGCCTGCGCACGCAACTCACGATCCGTTCCAGCGAACGCGTTGCGTTGGCTCTCAGTCTTCAGGGTCGCAGGCTTAGTCGGGTTGTCATTCAGAATCTGAAGCGCCCGTTCAGTTATCTGCTTCTTCGACGGCTCACCCTTGCGAACCTTCGTAGACTTTGCCCCACGCGTCTTACTCTTAGCCTTCGCTGCCTCCAAACGCGCGTCTTCTCTCACCTGACGGGCTATCTCCATGCGCTCAACAGCAGCGTTCAACTGCTCCTTAGCGCCCCCCGGCCCATCCAGATCCTCAGCAGCACGCACCTTCGTCTGATACAGGTTCTCCACCGGATCCCCCGGATCCAACGTACGACGCGCCTTCCCGATTAGTTGCTCTTCAGCGAACCGCTCATAGTTCAACAAAAAGTCTTCAATGTCCAAGATTCCGGGCTTGCTGTAGCCGCCAGCACCAACCCTCCCCATCCCAGCCACATCTTCCATCTGCTTAGAAATGGTTGCAGGGGTGACGCCTACAGCCAAAGGATCAACAAGAATAGCGTTGAACATCCCAGCCTCACCCCCGTACCCCAACACCTGCCTTGTCCCTAAACTGTACTGTTCTGGGTTGATCCACGCTGCCGTGGTGTATCCATCAGCGATCATGGATCGTCGGTAAACATCCATGAAGCGTTCGTACCGCATGGCGCCGCCCGTGGAACTCCAGCCCTCTGCGGGCACAGATTCAAAGCCACTAGAGCCTCTAAGGGCGATAGGGGTTTCACCTCGGGCAAGGCTCGGCTGCCTGCCGATACCAGACAGGATCCCACCCTGACCGGTTGGAGCCTCGCCCGCCGCCATCGCCGCCAAATGTTTCCGACCCTCGCCAAGCCGGGCAGGCATCAACTCCAGATCAGTCATCAACTGGACCTTGTAAGACCACGCATCAATCGGGTTCAGTTTCTCGTCAATGCGTGCAAGGAAATCGACAACAGTGTTTTCCATGAGAACAGAATCATCTATTACGAACTTGCCGTTGACCACCCTTTTTGTGCTTTGCAAATGGGCGACAAACAACGCCTTAGTCTGATAATCCATCGCATCCAAGGCATGGATCCCGAACTTCGCCAAATCATCCAACAGTCCCATTTGGTCGGCAAGTTCCCGCGACCACGCAGCAGTCCACTCCGTAGTCGCCATTTTAGTATTCGTTCGGAAATACTTACGCAAGTCCTCGTACAACTGCGGGTCACTTCCATGTATGCGCCCAAACATATCTAGTGACATATCAGAGTTCGTTACAACCTGAGAGATGTTCTTCGACTCCCAAAGACCACTAACTCCCTCCAGTTCCCTCGTGAACCGTTGCAGCGCATCATCCAACGTGCCCTGACTCGCATGGATCGTTTGTGCCCGCGCATTGGCAACAGCGGCAGCACTCAGATTAGAAGGCAACCCATAGGTTCGAACACGCTCGCCGCCAATACCAACATTGACATCAACCGCATACATGTGTGGCGACCCGGTAGTCATAACATTCTGAGTGGCGCCGGGGGTCATGTTCAAACCCCACGCATCAGGCCATCCCACCCCGGTACCACCCACATTCACACCTGACGGATCAATAACCTGAGATGTTCTCCCACGATGAAACAGGGTTGTCACAGCAGCCCAAGTATTAGGATCACTCGTTACAGGAGTGGGACCACCAAGAGATTTAGTGGAAATGATGGATGGGGCGCCACTTGTCTCATGCGCCTGACCCTTCACCTTTCCGATGTAATAGTACGTTTCCCCGGTCGTACCAGTGAGCGGTTCAGGCATCACATCTAATATGTGAGCCTCCAAACCGGTTTCTTCTAAGGTTTCTCGCAACGCAGCCTGTGCCGGTGTTTCCATGACACCATCAACAACATTGGCCTTACCCTTCGGGAACGTCCACTCCACGCCGCCGAACGGCTTACCGTTCGCACCATCCGTAGGCATACGCATGATGTATCTGCCCTGATCGTCCAGTAGCACTATCCCATAGGAAACATTCGGGCCGGTTTCCCACATGGGCGGCGTTTCGACATTGGGCCTTAGCCTGTCGGCCATAACGTCGTCGTAGTTGGCACGCAGAACATCAACGGAGTCCAACAGATTTGTTCTGTTGAACTCGGATGTAGCCATAAACATTTCTGCTTCAACGCCCCCCAAGAACTGTTCTTCGGGGGACATATTGGCAACACCATGCCGACGCGCGTCTTCTTGAGCATCCTTGAATATTCGCGCCTCACCCCAATCGCCAATAACCCACGCTTCGACCTGATCCAAGACTTCCAAATCCCGCTGTTTGGCCTTGTTGCCTCTGGGGTTCCCAATCCGTTTTTGCGCTGTCTCAAATGAGAAAGTATCCAACGCTTGGCTTTCCCCATCAGGCGAAAGCCACGGATCGTACTTGCGGGCCTTAGAAGTAATCTGAGTTCTCGGGCTATAAGTACCCCTAACGGCCTTCTCAATCTCCGGCACAGGAATGCCTCTCGCAGCCAACGCCTCAGCAACCAGTTCCATGCCCTCGTTATGGACCTGATGCAACTTGTCCGCCAGATACTTATGGCGCTGCTCCAAGAACTGAACAAACTCTTGCGCATGGGCGTACTGTGCATCAGGCAGATACTTGCGAACAAAGCCCTCCCAGCCCATATAGGACTTGCGGACCTTATCCAACTGCTGCCACTGTTTCCCAAGTTCAGCGGTAATCCCTTCGGTAAGACCTTCTTCCCACTTTCGAATCATGGGCGCATACTCGGAGGCAACAACAAGATCCCGAAGAGAATCTATTTCGGATACTGCGCGATAGTTCCAAGAAGGCAAATCAGCGGTCTTCAACGGCCCCGTTGCGCGGAAGTTGAATACCGCACCATTATCTATGCGAACCAAACGACCCGACTGGGCTATCCCAATGTTCTCAATGTTTGCGCCTACAGCATCCCAGTTTGCCAACAACACATCGGTCAGATAGTTGTCACCCAACATGTCATAGACGGGACGGATGTTTACCGCGTCAGCAGCCAGAGCGGTAGCCTGCTCCGCTGAAATGAGTTTCGGTAAACCACCCCCCTGCATGTACAAACGCATGTCCTGAGACACGACCTTCGGCTGCGCTGTCGTTCCAACCGGCAAAACATTGTCAAGCCATTCAGAAACAACCCACCACGAATCTGTATCAGAACTGTACGCTGCACGCGAAACAGGGGCCGTAGCAACATCTCCACCCACCTCACGGTACAAAGCATTACCCAACACCTCTCCTTGGACGCGGCGACGGCCATGATCCAACGCATCAGGTTCATTCATCATTGAAGCATGAGTGTTGTACTGCTTCACATAGAACTCTTTTGGACCCTGAGGGGTATCCATGAGATACTTCCCACCGGGATTCGTTCCCCCATGAACGCCACCGACACCGGAACCGGCAGCAGCCGTCATGGTCCCATTCGCAAGAATGTCATCAATCGAATACGCAGCATTCTTGAATGGCATCGTATGCGCATACGGAGACTGCGCAGCAGCCTCCTTCAATCGCTGATACTTCGCATACTCCTCAATGCCGAACAAACGCCGACCATGCTCCCCCGGTGAAAGTTGCACCTCAAACGCAACCGGTCTGAACTGCTCCAACGCCTGCTCAATCTCATTGCCTCGCAACCTGAGCGCAGTTTCCATCTGCGCGACAACAGTATCCGTCGTCCCAAACGAAGTCATGTTCATCATGTTCAAGTCATCATGCACCCCGTAATAGGTGTGCAAATGCTGCCGCAGAACATCATCCGCCCCAATCTCAGCAAGGGCACTCCCAAAGGTCTGCCCATTCGCCTGCGCTTGCTCCGTGAAAGCAACCAACGCCACCCGCGCTTCTTCAACATTCGCTGGTGTGGGGATCTTTCCCTGCCACACCGCAGGATGACTAGCAATCCACTCTTGCAGGATCGCCGTAGACTTCTTCGTGCTATCCCTAATCGTGCGATACGCCTGCGAATACTGTTGAAGTCGCAATCCGCTCAAAGTGTTTGCTTCTTGCATCGGAGATAGTTCAATGGCGAGCCACGAACCCAGCGGGGTGTCGTCTACGTCGTCCAACATGCGGTTGGCGCCGAGCAACATTTCCAACACCTGCTTCTCGGTGTATTCGTTCTCCACCCCTTGCTTGCCGATACGAAGCACAAACTGTTTCGTATCGGGGATGATGTCCAGATTCCCCGCGAACCCCTCCAGATCCTTATTCTTGCGAATATACGCATACAAGGTTTCAGGAGTAAGCGCCGTATCCGGCTCCCACCTACGGAACAGGCGTTCAAATATGTCGAATGTTTCCGTATCGCGGAACACAGCCTGTATGCGATGCTCCATCTCCAACTGCCCAACAGTGGACGCCCTCAATGTCTCCAAATAATGCTTCGGAACGGAGTCGTCGGCCCGCAGGGTCGCAAGACGCTCCAGTATTTTGACCCGTTCGTTCTCCAACTTGACAGCGTTCTTGACCGTCCCGGCCTTCAACTTGTTGCCAATCTCAGCGACTCTCATTTCGGCTTCAGAAACTTCCTTCTGAATAGCCATGACTTTCGCTTCAGTCTTTTGAACCTCTAATGTTTCAGAATCGAAGAGTTGAACAGCGCGCCTATAGTCCTCTTCAGCAAGATCCAGAGCAGCCTGACGCTTCGCCAACTGCTTCCTCAACAGCCCCAAGTCGCGCTCTTCAGCCCTAGACAACTCCGTAAACGAATCCTGCAAATAGCCTGCCGAACGCTTCAGTTTGACCTGCGCCCGCATGACCCTGATCCACTTTGCCTGAACCGCCCGTGGAGGAACCTGCTTCATCACCGCCA